CTCCACTTCGACCCGCAGGAGAATGTATTCATGCCTTTTTTTAACAATCTGAATACCCGTATTATTGAAAAAGACCGGTTTGTCCCACAATCAACCGTGCCTGGAATCGCCGACGATACTTATTTCACAGTCCATCCAACAAATACCAATCCTGCTCTGGAAGGAATGGTCGGTGGAAGACGTGTGAATGAACACGGTTTAGGCAGTGGCGCCGATGATAACAACGGTGGTGTTCAAGCTGTTGGCGATATTCGTCAGTTTAGCGGAATCGCCACTTTGTTTTCATAATATTATATGTATTGGAATATTATATGTATTGGAATAATATATATAATACCAATAACAAATGGCTGAAATCGCATTAATATTAGGAAGTCTTGGTGCCGCATATATCGCATCGAATCGCAATAATGACCAAGCGAAAGAAGGATATAGGAACGCAAATGCAAGTAATTCAAGATATTTGCCAAATATGAATATTCCTACTACAAACTATCCAATTATTCGTCCGAATACCGGTTCAAATGTAAATGAATATAAAAACCCGAATACCCCGACCGACCGATATTACGCGAGTAACGTCGATTTTGATAAGATGTCGGCCGGTGTTGCAGGTGGCGTCGGTGGTGTAGGCATACTTCGCGGAATCGCAGAAAGAGGCCGTAATTTTGCGAATGACGGAAAAGATATTCTTCCAATGGCGTCGTCTGTTACGGGTACTGTCGGCGAAGGTTTAGATACACAATTCGGTGATAATTATAGCAAGGATGGCTTTACTTCACTGATGGGATCGCAAATTGACCCTCGGACATTTACACATAACAATATGGAACCTTATTACGGTGCGAAAATACGTGGCGCAACTACTGGCGCGAATATGCATGAAAACTTACTTGATAACAAGATCGGTAGTGGATCACAGTATTTCTCTAAGACAGAACAAGCACCTCTTTTTCGTCCTCAGGACAATATTCATAACCCGAATGGTATGCCAAACCAGAATGATTTTTATCAGTCACGTGTGCTACCTAGTATGAAAATCGCGAATGTGAAGCCATGGGAGGAAGTTCGTGTTGGTCCGGGTTTAGACCAAGGATATGGCGCTCAAGGCGCGCTCGGTTTTAATTCTGGAATGGAAGCTCGAGAGAAATGGATCGACCGCGGCGTGGATGAACTTCGTGTGAAAACCAACCCAAAATTAACATATTCTCTCGAAGGACATCAAGGGCCGGCCGCGCATTACATTCAAACCGCACCTACAACAGAAACTTTAGGACGAATGGAGAAACATCTGCCGGATACATTCTTCGTGAATACGCCCGATCGATGGTTCACGACTACCGGTGCAGAGAAGGGTGAGACCCAGCGTGCAATTGAAATGGACCGTGAAAGCAATCGCCAGACCACTACGACCGAGTATTTCGGTGCGACTGCTCCGGCGGATGGTGGCGCAGCGATGTATGCGCCGAAGAATTTCGAAGATACACGTCGCCAGACATACGATGGAAAGCCGATGATCAATCCGCATGCTGCTGAGAAAAATACCGCGACTGAGGCGGATTACGGCCGCATGAGCTATAAATTTACACATAATAATCGGACTACTGTTCGCCCCAACGAGATGGGTGGTATCCACGGCGCACTCAAGGCGGTGGTTGCCCCTTTGCTCGATATCCTCAAACCATCGCGTAAGGAAAATGTGGTAGGGAATGCGCGTATGTATGAGAACGCGCGCATGCCGGTTCCTGCTGCTGTCACCGCAACATTCAATCCAGCGGACCGCGCGCCGACCACAATCAAGGAAACGACGGTGGGGCTTGTCGGGTATGACCATATGAATGTAGAACGCCAGGCTGCTGCTGGTTATCTAATCTCTCAGAATACTCCAGAAGATACTGAACGTGCAACAACCAGCACCGATTATTTAGGAGGTGCTGGCGGAACCGCAACTCGAATGGGCAACGGCCTATATAATGCCGCCTATAATCAACGCAATAACGTGAATAAGACCTATAAAAATGTAACGAATCATGGGTCGATGTCGCTATTTAACTCAAATACGAATGTTCAGATTGACCGCCTGGATGCCGACCGCGCAACTCATCGCACGATGGTTGCGACGAATGCGCCGTCGTCGATTCCGAGTATTGATATTTACGGTAAGATGACGATGCCACAAAGTTATGATGAATCGAAACTCAACGAGAGAATTCAGCCGGATATCTTAAACGCATTTAGACAAAATCCATATACACATAGCCTGCAGACGTATTAGTCGGAATGGCAACGGGCGCGCAGCCGAGAGATTTATTTTTATCGCATATAATATAAGCAATATACACGATATATATTTTTATAACAATATAGTAGTTACATAGTCCATGAATTTATCGGAGTTATTAGAAGATAAACACACGGTGTTATTCGTGCTTATTTTAGTGTTATTGGTAAGCGTTTGGGTTTCGCGAACGTATCGAAATGGCGGGTTTAGTCGTTGGATTGCACCATCAGAAGGTTATGGGACGGGGGTGATTGAAGGACTGTCCGTTGCGGACCATGTGAGGTATGAGGGGGAAGTCCGAACACAGAGCACCCATGCACCAGCCGACACGACCGGTTCGCGTAGCGACGGAACACTCATTATTAACAAATGCTCTTATGTGAAAAATACACCTACAACATTTCGTTTTCTATTTACAACTACTGCTCAATTACGTGGTGTAAATGGTGAAACTGCGGCAAAGGTTATCACGATTAAAGTTCCAACGTATTATATTCAGAATACAGATGCAACTGGCATGAAGGCGACGATACGCGCATATACAGGTCCATTACCCGCCACTGTCGGCACATCTGCCGGAACGGCAGCCGACCTGAATACTGCCGAGGCTAGTCGCGGTTTGACTGTCGCTGTTCCGGCATCTGGTGCAGCCGACCATGGATATTGCGTGATTACATACACGATACAATCTTCAACTCCGATGGAGGCAGGCAAGTACGCGTTGGAACTCTCGGGGTTGAAATGGGTGAATACTGAAATAACACCAGGAGCTACGGCTGCACCTGGAGCGGGTCTTGCCAACGTTTCCCTCGCAAGTAACGCGGAAGCGGCTGGTTCGCAGACTCTCGTCCTTGTGAATTTATGGCCGAGTGATGCTACGAATATGAAACAATTGCGTATTTTTGATACTACGGCTTATGGCGGGTCGTCCGATTTTATTGCATGTCGCAAAATATCCACTGAGGGTCCGCAGTTATCACCAAATTATACCGGAACTGCTGCCACATTTTCTACGACGATAATGCTTACAAACGCGTTAGTGTCTGGTGATATCTTTTTAGTACAAGTGCCCTATGTTACACGAACTGCAAATATCGATCTCGGTATTAAATTTGTCTGGACAAGTCCGAGCACAAGCCTTCAAGATACGTTGGCTTCTATTTCCAGCGCAGGTGTTGTCACATCCGATGTAAATACATATGGTGGTGGTGTAAATGTTGTCGCTTTTACAATAGCTGGTTCTTTGCCCAAGGATATTCCTATTCGACTTTCTATTGAAGGTCTTCAAACTCCTGCTTCGAAGACTTCGACTACACAAGCCAAAATCCGAACCTATAAGGGTTCTCCAGCACCATCACTTAACGGAACATTTAATGGTGTTGGCGGTGTCCTTGACCAGGGTGAATATACTCTTCCTGCGATTGAAGCTCGTGCATCCACCACTACATCCTCCGGAACGCCTACATCATCAGGAACAGCGAGTGACGGAACCACTTACGTGACCTCGGCGGCGTCATCCATTCTTATTTCAGATGTTAAACGCCAAATGAACTGGGCGATTGAGGCACAGAAGGAATACGAAACCGCGTATAAAGCACTTCGCGCTGCAACTACCGAAACCGCCAAAACCGACGCCCAGCTGAAATATGATGTTGCGATTGCTAAGCGAAACCGACTTATTGCAAGCCACCCTGATTCGTGGTATGACGGCGCCAACTGGCGCTATGGAGATGACGGACATGTGCGTAAATGCGCAGAACCCAGCACTCTTTCGAGCAACGAAGGCAACTGCCAGAATATTTATCGGTTGGATGCCAACGGAAATGTCGTGAAATCGGCCGACGGCAACAATATTCTACTCATGAAGAAATGCCCGTGGAAATGTAACAATCCAGGCCAGACCGGATCAGATGCATGCCGTATTGATGCCGACTGCTTGAAAGTCACGCGCTGGGCGACTTATTTACCAGATGGAACCCAGATTGAAAAGAACCTGCTTGCATCCACGCGAACGAGTTATGACGATATTGCGGCGGCTTCAAGTTCATCGGCTCTTGGCGATGATGACATATACCGCCGAGGTATTACCCGAAATTTTGGCGGATATGGGCGAGGCCGAGGCCAAGGCCAAGGCCAAGGTCAAGGCCAAGGTCAAGGACAAAGCCAAGGACAAAGCCCAGGTTTATTTGGGACTATCCGAGATGCTGCTGGCAATATCATCCGCGGTATCGGAAGCTGGATTGACCCGAATGACCCAACCGCAAACCAACGTACCGACCGTCATAATGCATACTACTACGAGGATGGGTCTCCTGCGGCGACTGCCTATCTCGGAATGTATAACGGTCAAGGTTACGAAGAAGAATCTCCGTTCTATGCAGCGTCGAAGCCTACAAGCTATTATTACACCACCAACTATTATTATACGGATGGTGAGGCGGGTGGTGGCGGTGCCAACGACGGTAAGAGTAATATGCCTGGGAAGTTATCGAATGTAAAGCCGTATGAACAGTCGATTAATTTATAACAACGGAACGAAATGGAATTAAACGAAACTTTGTCATTATTATCAACTTCATACTACAGAATAATAATAATAATGACAAGCATCCTACCGGAATTAGAAGAAACACACAAAAACATCCATAATAAACTGGATGTTTTTATAAAGAACCGGAAAATACCAAACATTATATTTTATGGACCTCATGGTGCAGGGAAAACGTATATATTGAATAGATTCATTCACGCGGTTTATAATGGCGATAAAACCGCTATGCGAAACTATGTTATGCGTGCGAATTGTGCGCACGGTAAGGGTATTCGGTTTATTCGCGAGGAATTAAAGTTTTTCGCAAAGACAAATATTGATATGAAAGAAGGTGCGATATTCAAATCTGTTATATTGACGAATGCAGATAAGCTGACGATTGATGCACAGTCGGCACTACGCAGATGTATCGAGTTGTTTAGCTCATCTACGCGGTTTTTTATTGTCGTAGAAAACAAAGATAGTCTGTTGAAACCTATTCTCTCGCGATTTTGTGATATTTACATACCGCCTCCGGTGATTATGTCTCTGGAAGATGAGCATGAGCATGAGTATGAGCATCAGCATGAGCATCAGCATGAGCATGAGCATCCGAGAGTCATAAACTTACACAGTTATATTGCAGATAAAGCATGCGACACTTATAAAATCAACAAATCGAGAGAACATCCTCTAGATGAACTAATAAAGATACATCCGAGTTACTTACGGGCTACAACGACAGTAGCGCCAGAAGTAGCGAATGATGAACCGACGTGCAAAGAATATGACAAAATATTGGATTTATCTGTATCGTTATACGAACAAGGATACTGTGGATTGGATGTCATCGATTTTATTCATACTCATCCTGATATCATCGATATACGAAGATATGAACTACTCATTATGTTCGACAAGGTTCGGAAAGAGTTTAGAAATGAAAAACTTTTACTATTATATTTTCTTCATTTCATCGTATTTCGTTGTAAATTGAGTTTAGAAAATATTTCATTTATGTAATACATTTTCATTCCATTCCATTTCGCGACAACTTCGACATGGACGATTATTCTGTAACATCGCTTTATGAGTCAAAAAATGAATGGGCATCGCGCCTGGTTAATATTTTGACACCTCTTGTTCAAGAAGGTGTTCGCTCTATTTTTGATGAGGCTGTGAAGCTTTGTGTTGGAAATAAAGAGCAAGACAAGTATCTAATGACATTCCAGAACCTTCTCTCGCGTGTTCCCAAATGGAATCCAAACATCATCAAAGAAGAGACCTCGCGAATTAAGGAGCGCAGTACTTGTGGTTATTTAGAAGATTTAATTACATGTGTCCATATCATTCATTTGAAATGCATGACGGTTATGCGGGTAGGTAACAAGCAGAAGAAGGTCGATATTAAAATCCCACAATTGGCTGATTTCGTGCATAAGATTTATGTGAATACTGCGCGAAAGGTATATTCGAACGTATATATTTTCGAGAAAGGCGTTCAACCACTTCATACCCAGCGCAACAATCGCGAGTTTGAGATTATCGTGAAGGAGTGTATTTACAATACGATCCGCGACAATATTCCAGTGGAGGAACTAATCAAGATGTATTTAGAAGATACGATCGAGGATGTTGTTGAAGTCACAGAGAATGAGGAGGTTATTAAACAAGAACCTATTCTCTCGGAAGAGGATGCCAATCTCTCGGCGAGGCGCCGCGCACACCACGGAAGCACCCGCAGAAGAAGACATCGCGACCGTATTACTGATGGCGATAACGATGGCGATGGTGATGGAGGAGGCGACGAGGATACTCGCGCTGCGACTATCGACCAGCTTGATTTTGTTGGTGAATTGAATGGCACAGCAGCTGCCGCTTCATCCGCGTCGGTGCATGAAAATGATACTACTTCATCAAATAACGGCAGCAACGGTGGCGGTATATCATTTGGTGAGAACGAAGTACGAACGTTTGAAACAGATTCAAGTGAGAGAAAGAATGAGTATATGACACATGACGCGGACGCGGATGAAGATGATGACAGCAGCGGACGTTTGAATATTGGTGGTGATATTAGGTTAGATACTCTGGATATTCATACCCTGAACGACATCCACGAACTAAATGCGCCACCGCTGTTAGATGATATTGAAGTACTGGCGTAGTTATAATATATTTAAGAGCTTGAAGAAAAGCTAGGCGGGCATTTGTGTATAACTTGTCAAAAATAATAGACATATCTGTATATAGTAACTACATCGAGTCGCCATGAGTGAAGAAGAAAGCGAAGAAGAGAAGAAATGGTATAATAATATATTCGTCATCGATTTACTGATTTTCATTTTTTCATTTGCATTTTTAGCAATAGCTGGTGGTATTATGTATATTTGTTATCCACCGGTAATGATGGCATTCCAGACATCATAATAATAATACGTGTGTAACCGCGTATAAAAATCAATAAATAATTGAATTTGTATGTATATACGTCTATTCAGAATTATATACATAATTACCTATATTCATTACGTTAAAGAATATGTTTAACTCAACAAAATTAGCCATTATCGGCGTAGTCGTCGCTGTCGTATATTTTTTATTGAAATTCATAGAAATGCGGTTTGTCGATTCAGATAATCAAAAACCAGTGAAGGTCCTTGTTCGCGATTCCATCGTGGTCTGTATATCTGCAGTCCTGGCGGTTTTTATTTTGAACCAGTTTGAGAATATTAGCAGTGGCGGCGGCGGCGGTGTTAGCAGCACACCAGCGGTATTCGTAGATACACCCGGGTTTTAATCGAGATGTAAATGTTCGACATCATCACATTCGGGCGACGCATCAGAAGATACATCCCCTTCCGGTTCCTGTTCGGGTGCGGGTTCGGGTATCGAAACTTTCTCCTCTTCAGGTTCGGCCGACGCTTGAATACCATTCGCATAATAATGTTTTCCAACTTGGTTTAGATTGGATAACATCAGCCACCATGCTTGCATATAAGAATGCTCGACATATTTCAGGTCGGGCGACCATTTCTCGCAAAACCTGCGAACGTAAGGTGCGGCAATAACATTTTTGTACTGGGGCATCGATGGAAAGAGGTGATGTTCAATCTGAAAATTGAGATACCCCATGATCCACGTAACAAGTGCGGATTTGGTCGATATATTCACAGTATGGTGTAATGCGTATTCGAACCAAAGGAGATGCTTGTCTTCCGGAATGACGCCCGTGTATGTATGCGAGAGAGAGAAGTGGCCGAACAAATACACTAAATTCCAGAAATTGGCGACCATAAGGAGAAAATAGGAATACAGCAATCCATAACCTCCATAACTGGAAAATATCAAAGGAATCACAATATGTGATGACGACATACATACAGCCTCAAATGCCGCCTCTGTATATACTTCTCTCGTCTTCGCGGAAGACAAACGTTGAAATACCTTCTTTGGATGAAGGTAATAGGTCCAAAACAAATGAACGAATATTCCATTTACAACAGGCAAAAATGTCCATGCTTGAAGACGCATCCACCAACGGTTCATAAATCGCGACGCCGCCTTCCCATTCGTATTATCCTCAAATGCGGTATTGAAAAATGCGACAAACGGTGTTGTATCCAAGTCAATATCGTGCTTTACTTTCTGCGGTGTTGCGTGATGTTTTTGATGCATAGAATTCCAAACAGAGGAACTAACACCGCCTCCAAAGCCCATCGTTAATGTTTGAATCGCGCGATCGACCGTACGGATGCCGGTAAAACTAAGGTGTCCGCATTCGTGTTGCACCCAACCACAGCGGGTCTTAAATGCGATGAACGAGAGAAGAGATGCGTATATGTTATAAGACGCCAACCACGTTCCCATTCCGAAATAAAATGCGAGTTCGAGCATACGGAAATAAACATGGATATAATCTGGTTCAAAACACCCCTGATTCACGAGATTTGTTCGCATCTCTCGGAAATCCGCCGTCATTTCCTGCTGGCGGGGGGTTAATGGGATATTTGCCGAGGCTTGCACAGGAACGGGCTCAGGGCCGTCATTATAATGCGGTAATGACCGGAGCACACTTCTCGCCTTAGATGACCTATGATGAAACTCGTTAAATATCTCGGTCGCGTCGGGGGTATTCTTTGCGTAATTGATGATATTTCCACCTGGGTGCTTGAATTCGGTGATGTCGTATGTTGTACCGTCGATGGTGATGGTGTCGCGGTGAGTTTTGTTCATTATATATACAATACCAATATATTATAACCATTTTTATGTTTATATTATATACATAACGTCAATACGCAGATATAAAATGAATGTATCCGCTGTACCCGCTACACAACTCATTAATGAGTTTTTATCCGGTCTTACTATCGCGTTATTACTGATTCCCGAATCCATCGCGTTTGCATTTATTATGGGATTATCGCCGAATACCGGAATACAAAATACGATGGTGATGTCTCTCATTACATCATTATTCGGAGGGATGCCGACGATGATTTCGGGTTCAACCGCAGCAGTGGCTACATCTATCGCAGGTGTCGGCACATTAGTCGGAAAAGAATACATTATTCCTACTGTGATTATTGGTGGGTTCATCCAGATTTTAGCATCTCTCACCGGATTATACAAATATGTAACTTATGTCCCCAAACATATCATGTCCGGGTTCTTGGTTGCGTTGGCCGGTCTTATCGCGGTTCATCAACTGGATAATTTCAAAGACAAAGACCATAAATGGTTTTCTGGATTGAAACTGATAAATACTACTCTATTTACAGTTGTAAGCACGTTCGTTGCATTTTTCGGTGTCATTAAAATCACGCATAGTAAAGACCAACACATCCATATTCCAGGCGGCCTTGTTTCTATGTTCGCGATCACCGCATTTATCTACATTTTTACGAAATATTACAATATAGACCGCGTGAAAGACGTTGGAGAGATAAAGTCGGGACTGCCTTCTTTAATTTCGCTGGACAGCGTGAGTAATTTAAAGTATGACGTCGAACATCTTCTGAAAATACTCCCGTTTTCAGCTGCAATGGCATTTACAGGATTGTTAGAGTCGCTTATTATGGTGAGAGATACCGAAGCTGCGTTGGGAGTGAAGGGCGATTCATTTCGCGAGAGTCTGGTTCAAGGTATTGCAAATGTCGCTACGGGGCTCATCGGCGGATTCGGTGGGTGTGTATTGGTTGGTCAAAGCAAATTGAACCTGTTCAACGGCGCGAAAACCCAGTTTTCATCCGTAATAACGAGTGTGCTTTTTATCGTGATATGTCTCTTCTTTGGTCGCGCCATCAACGAAATTCCGATTGCGGCGGTGGTCGGTGTCATGTTGCTCGTTGTATATAAAACAGGCGACTGGGATAGCTTATTAAAACCACAATCATTTGACCGTCGATGGATAATCACCATTATCACCGCAATCACTGGATTCATATCTGGGAGCTTATCGCTTGGTGTCGTTGTTGGTGTGATATTGGACAAGATTGCTGCACGAGTTTGACCCAACGTGGAACATTATTCAAATACTAATCTCCGCACAACATTCTAAGTATAAACATAAAATTGAATCGTTATGTTTATATTCATAGGTAATCATCGTTCGTTCATTCGTTCTTCGTTCATTCGCTATAATGTCTTCTGCTGATATCGCTACCGTCGCCCCTGAATCCGTTTCCGTTGCTGTTCACGTCGAACGCGCGCCCGCTTACTGGCCTCTTACACTTGATGAAGTGAGAGATTGCGATCTCTCGTATTTGAATGACAATCATTCGGCGGATATGATTAAGGATGGAATGCGTGCAATCGTTCTTGTCGGCGAAATGCCCAATATCAAAACCAAGGAGATCAACGTATGGAAATATCTCTCTGAATATAGCCCGCCAGCCGATCGCGGCTTCATGTTCAGCAGCGGTGATGACACTATTGTCTCGCTGGTTCAGAATCAAATGGAGATCGGACATTCTGGATGTTCTATGGGTTGGACCATGCGTAATATCGAGTTCATCGCGAAGAATGGACTTTCTGAGCACCGAACCCGGTTTTTGAATAGCCGCCGTCAATCGTCATCATCGTAATTATTGACTTACACATTCGGAATAACACGGTAATGTATCTACATTTATAACAATATGTGTATTTCGACCATCTTTCGGGAACTTCGCCGCAATGGCCGCATGCTTCTTGTATTTTTTTAATGTGATTTTATACTCATCAAAAATTGCGTTGTGAATCTCGTTGGCGGGAATATGGTTATGAACCGACCTTGAAATCATCTTATACAGCTTGAAATCCGGATATCTCTCCTCGCCACTCGATTTATACAGGATATTACGCCCTTTGTCATCCATCGTCCATTTCACGACCATTTTAATAATAGGGTCGGATTTACAGAGCTTCTCTACCTTGTTTATGTCGTAAATAAAATAATCAAAAAGAGCGCATGCAAAACGGCACAAATCAAAACTGTAATTCGGCTCTACAGTGGACTTATCTGGATTGTAATATGGCGGGAAATTGTATTGCGTCGCTGCATCACCTTTGGGGTGGAAACTGTCGCTGCAAATAAGCTCACCTCGGAATTTATATATCGCACGACCGAAATCGATGATTTTAAAGATGCGTCCATATGTCGGAACCTTGTAATATTGCCCCTCGTATAAATAATAAATGAACTCTTCGGTCGTTTCAATAAACATAATATTGTTTGTATGCAGGTCGTTATGTGTAAATGAAAACATTTTCTGATAAATAACTAGCGTCATAATCACCTGGAAAAGAAGCGATGTCCATTCTTCTTTTGTGAGTTCATCCCGCATCATAATGTTGTCGAGTGTGCTAACACACCTTTCGAGTAAAATCGCCTGGATTGGAAAGTCTTTGATTTTTACGATGATTTGTTCATCGTCGCTGTAGTCATCACCAGAGTAGTCCGATGAATGTTCATCACTTTCGCGTCGGTCATCGTCGTCGTGGTCGCGTTGGTCACCTTGGTCAGAGTCGTCTTTGTCGTCGTCGTCGTCGTGACCACTATCTTTATCGTCATCATCTTCTGTCGTTGTATAAGAAGAATTTGACTGAGACGTATCGCTATCACTCATATCATCATCGTCATCATTATCTCTCGTATTCTTTTTAGGATGCAGTACCTTTGGTCCGATATCGTCATGTTCTTGACGTTCGCTTTGAATATCAAAATCAGACATATTTACCTCAAGTACACTAAGAGATACATCGCCGGGCGGCGGCGGCGGCGGCGGTAATGTTGTACTCACAGTCACGTCTGAAGCAACTTCTGCGGCATCACACTCCGAAACATGTTCAAGAATATCGATACGGTCTTTTTTACTGAAGTAATTATCTGACAATAAATAATCATCGGTATGCTTCCCGCCACTCATTACCGGCTGTAGTTTATTTCGAAGTTTCATTAATTTACTACTGCCAGGATTGACACTGTTTGATTCATCATCATCAAACTGCGAATAATCAATCGTGAAAAGCTCATTTTCGTATGTATTGAAAAAGGAGCAATCCGCCAAATAATCAATATCATCAAAGACATTCGTGGAAAATTCGCGTTGTTTGCAAAGATAACTTCCATAATAATCAAGACCATGAACCACCCCGTGTGTATGTAGCGCGCGACTTGTCAAGTATGAGAAAAATCCATCTACATAAGAGGAATTATTGGTATTCAACATCTTATCTTCACAGTTTTCTGCGGTTGAATTGTATTTAGGAAGCGTGCATGACTTTTTGCTCGACGTAGGCGACAACAACGACGACGACTCGTATTTACCGGATAAATAGCGAATAGGATCCAACAGCGGAGAGTACTTCACAAACATCGGAACATTCGTCGTATTTCCTAGGTCATCACCAATCACCGTTTCTAAATGATTTAGCGAACTCTGACTGAAATTGGAGCGACCCTCTTCGTTACTGCTACCACGGTTCTCCATAATTTGTGTAGGATGCTCGATGATATTCTGCAAATAATACCTTTGATTCAATTGAATTCCGTTGTAGTTGGCTTCGTTGATATCAAAAAATCGCCGATAAATCGGAATATAATTTTGAATATCATACAATAAGGCCGAGTCAATATTCTCCGGAGTATATTTATGTTTTCGGTAGTGAAGTTGAAATGGCGTTGTCATTTTCCTAAAATACTGTAATAATATGATTGTTCAATAGAAGTTTTATATCGGTTTTAAACGGGCGGCGGCGGCACATATTCAATTCAATTCGTTTCGTTTCGTGTAAAACATCGTAAAAAAATATACATCATTTGTATCATCGGGTGAATCGAAACATTAACCAATATGAATTTAGAACTCGCAAAATTCGAGATGAAAGCTATCAGTTTTCGCCCCGATGAAAATAAGGGTCCTGTGATCGTTCTCATTGGACGGCGTGACACTGGTAAAAGTTTCCTCGTTCAAGACCTTATGTTTCATCACCAGGATATTCCCATTGGAACCGTTATCTCAGGAACAGAAGCCGGCAACGGTTTTTTCGCTGCACATGTGCCCAAGTTATTCATCCACGATGCGTATAATACTGCAATTATTGAGAATATTCTCAAGAGGCAGAAAGCAGTGTTAAAGCAAGTGAAAAAGGAAATGGATACGTATAAAAAGTCGTCGATCGATCCGCGAACGTTTGTCGTTTTAGATGACTGCTTATATGATAACAAATGGACGAAGGATGTGATGATGCGTCTCCTCTTCATGAACGGGAGACACTGGAAGATCATGTTAGTCATCACAATGCAATATCCATTGGGTATCCCTCCAAATCTCCGCACCAATATCGACTACGTTTTTATTCTCCGCGAGCCATATATTGCGAATCGTAAGCGAATCTATGACAACTATGCGGGTATGTTCCCCACTTTTGAGAGCTTTTGTCAGGTCATGGACCAGTGCACCGAGAATTATGAGTGTCTCGTCATCAATAACAACGCGAAATCCAACAAATTACAAGACCAAATCTTCTGGTATAAGGCGCAACAGCACGGGCCATTCAAGCTGGGCAGTAAGGAATTCTGGGAAATATCGAAAAATCTCGGTTCTGACGACGAAGGAGAGCAGTCGTATGACCCAAATGCAGCGAAAAATAGCAAGGGACCGAAGATTAACGTCAAGAAGAGCAAGTGGTGATGGAAAGTTGCTCATCTTTTCGGAGGAGCAAGATGGATAAATTAGCATTTTATCCCTATTTCTTGCTTTTTTGTATGAAAGCGACATTCATTTCCACTATTGCTTTCACAATCTTGCTTGTTTTTTATAAAAGCGACTATATTCCAAACCGTCGCTTTTATAAATCCGCTTTTCATTTATGAAAGCGGAAAATTATAACCTATTCGAAGATGTTCATTTAATTATATTCAATTTATGTTTATAATTAGTATTACAATCTTGCTTGTATAATCTTGCTTGTGTATCTGAAAACAACTTAAAGACATCCGTATATACATAGTATAACATACGATCATTACGATGTCCTCCGCTTCCGCCGCCACTCTAAATATTATTGAACTCATCGAGAAAAATCCAATTACAAAATTGTCTCAAACATACAACAATCTTCTCCTTGAAAAACTTCAAGAAAACTTCAACACATTCGAGCAACAATTGTTTGTCAGTAGTTTTTATTGTTACCTGAATTATGATAAGAATACAGATTTCGTCGTTGATTTGGATGACGTCTGGAGATGGTTGGATTTCAGTCAAAAATTCAACGCAATTAGAATTCTTGAATCCAACTTTAAACTTGATGTTGATTATAAAAATATTACTGCATCGACTTCTGATAGTGATGAAGAACATTCCACCAATCAGGATAAACAAAAAAAACACGGCGGTCACAACAAGCAAACCATCAAACTCACCATCCGATGCTTCAAACTGCTCTGCTTGAAAGCACAGACCAAGAAAGCAGGTGAAATCCACGAGTACTATATTAAAATGGAGGAAACATTGCATCAAATCCTTGATACTGAAACCAGCGAACTCCGCGCGCAGCTCGAACAAAAGAACGAAGTAATCAGCACCCTTAACCAAGCCACCATCACCCTCACCGAAGAAAAGAAGCGTGCAATCGAAGAAACCCTTATCAGCCAATTCCCCATCAATACGGAATGTATTTATTTCGGCACCATTGACAACACCAACACCAACAACGAAAAACTCATTAAGTTCGGCCACACCAATAACCTCTCAGCTCGCGTCGCAGACCATCACAAGAAATACAATAATTTCATCCTCGCCAGAGCATTCAAAGTTCATAACAAAGTTGAAATTGAAAACCAAATTAAAGCGCACCCCAAAATCAAGCGCCAAATTCGTACGATTGAAGTCGCAGGTAAAAACAAAACCGAAATCATCGCGTATGACAGCACCAATTTCACAATCGACCGACTTACGAAGCACGTTGAAGGCATTATTCACGCTAGAATGTACAACGTGGAAAACTTCAACAGGCTTATTCAGCGCAATCAAGAACTGGAAGCCGAGAATGCGAAACTTGTCACCGAACTTGAACAAAAGAACAAGGCTATCCACGACCTCACACTTGCCAATAATGAACTCCGCGAGAAGACCGCGCAACAGTCGCAGGTGATTGAAGTCGCCGCGAAAGATAACGCGTCTCCATTCACACACGCTCTCATCCCAGAGGATGAACTCAACCAACGGATCCATGATTTCGTGACTAAATGCTGTATTGTGCGTCCCGATGTAGATGAAGAATCCGTCAATATCGAAGGCAGGTTTCGCTTATGGTCTCAAACAAAGCCTGCGAAGGATACATTCCACGCGTTGAAACATTATATGGACGTCAGGTTCAAGCAAGTAAGACTTCGCGGAGCACACTGTTACCAGGGTGTTAAACTGAACACAATTGAATACAAGAAGGTCATCGCAAACGAGGCCGAAAACCCCGAGCAGTTTAGTGTCGAGACCTTCCTATTCCAATGCTGTAAATTCTCCGACACAGGCAAAATATTGAACTCTACGTTGCTGAAGGAGTATCAAAAATGGAAACTCTCGGTCGGACAGTCGCCGAATGAAATGGATATCAAGAACTTGAAAACGTATTTGAACGCATGCCCGAACGCGCTGAAGGCGACGATTTGGTCTGAAAATATTTCGAATGAAGGGTATTACGGAGTGAATTTACGTGAAAGTTATTATGATTTGAAACAGGCTGTCATCCAAGAACAGGGAGCCAACCCCATCATCGGCGTCCAACTTTCAACCACTGGAAAGAAGGTGGAAAAACGGTTGGTAAATTCAAATCAAATCCTCAAAACGTGGAACACCATCGCCAAAGCTGCAGAATCCGAAGGTTTTTCCACCGCGAAAATGAGCCGCAACGTGAAAGACAAAACGGTCATTCAAGATTATTATTACTGTGTCGCGCAGTCGGTGTAAATACTACACACAGTAATAATATATTTTTTGTTCTTAGTGATATAATTCAATTACTAATCAACATTATCCATCTCCTTCACTGCCTCACTCGTGAGGCGCGACAAACCGTGGTCGCTATTCTTATCCATCACGACATCATCGCCCTCGAACAGCTCCTTACGCATCTCATCCACTGTCATCGAGATGGAAGATGACTCATCGGCATCATTCCAAATACCACCACCAACGCCATCGCCAACGCTTGCACCAGCGTCGCTGTCACCCTTTGCATCATCACGCGGCTTTGCATCAATCAGAGTCTCGCCATCCTTCGCCAACATCTGCGTGAGCTTATTGCCGCTCTCCTTGGCCAACTTCATATTCTCCTGAATTGCCTTTGTCTTCGTGTCTTTGACGCGCTTATCGAACTCGGTCTTTGCCTGCTCCTCATTCTTCTTCTTCTCCGCCATCAACTGGTTCAGGGTCTCCTCCATATACTCGACGCGACCGGTCTTGTACACGTCAGGGTGAAATGGAACCCACAATCCAACAGGACCGACGAAGACATCGTGATTGGGATCCACCTCGCGCAACATCTGGCAACGCAACTCTGCCTCCTTCTGCGATCCAAATACACCGCGAACCTTCAATCCACGAACAGATGTCTGGAAGTTATGCTTCTCGTTGAATTCGGTCTCCAAGTCATCCTCATGCTTATCTAGGAAAGTCTTATACTCGTCGTAGATGTTCGTCTTCTGAAGCGTCTCTTTCTCTTCTTTAGCAAACTCCTGAAAATCGGCTGATAACTTGTCAAAACTGACATGGTACTTAAACGAAACGAAATTAAGGAACTGCACGAACTTCTCCATCGACTTTTGATAGTCCCAGTAATGCAGAAACTTGTCAAAGAAAAAATGGTCCTTCTGCTTCAAAATCGACTCTGGAGAAATGAAGGATAGACATGCGAATTTCTGCCCTGCAATCGGCTTGTCTTCCTCTAACAAGTCAACATATTTAGGATTTACATCACCATTTTTGGTCTGTTTCAATTCAACACCGGAAGGGGCTTGATGCGACATAATGCAATAACTAGATTTATAATATAGTATGACATAGTTGTTTAAGTGATTTAACGCATTTCATCCACATTAATCCACATTAATCCGCATTAATCCACATTAATCCGCATTAATCCACATTAATCCACATGAAATCCTGATTCGATTGAATATAATGCCACTTGTAAATATTAATTTCTTATTATTATTTATAATAAATCATTCGAATGTCCGGTGTTTTTGATTTAGGCGAACTCGTCAAGAGAACCATTAAGTATTTGGTGGAAGGTGTCATGGTGGCGATTGCCGCCTACGCTATTCCTAAACGCAGCCTTTCCTTTGATGAGGTTGCGCTTATCGCCCTTACCGCTGCGGCTACCTTTAGTATTTTGGATACCTATGTTCCCAGTCTTGCCGTTAGCGCTAGGACCGGTGCTGGCTTCGGTATCGGTGCCAACCTCGTCGGTTTCCCTACCCCCCTCCGCGTGTAAATATGTAATGACCGGGTCGGCCGCTCGCTTGCTATAATATATGCTACAACTAGTATATATTACAGAAATGGTTGTATTACCTCAAATAAATGAATTTCGGTCATGGATTGGTATGCCCCCTCCGAAAAAAGAAAGCGGCGCTGTAACCGAATTGCGCGAACGAATCAGTTTGTATCATTATCATATTGTAGAACGTGATCCTGACCGCTTTCGACTTTTTATCGCGTTTCTTATTACGTACATTATCGTTCTTCTCGTACAACCTACACGATATTACTGGTGGTATCCGTCGTTTAATCTGACGATACCTGGGGTTGGTAAAGCATTTCCAGATAGTCGCGCCGAAATCCAAACGGTCGTATCTGAATATATTATGAAGCGAATGCCGAGTGACATCTCATTTTTTCGATTGACAGATATGAATCCTGCAGCAGCATTTACTACAGTAATCAAACCGGAAGAAATGTCGGTGATCGAAATGGACAGGATTATGACGAGTTCGCGTGTCATGTTTATTACAAAAATGCTGAAATGGAAATATAATCGGGGTCGTCCTGCACAAATAGCGCCAGAAGTCATCAACGAAGCGAATGGTACATTATTACATTCCGACTCAGCAGCGACGCCGTCGTATCCTTCGGGGCACGCAGTGCAGACTTATTATTTGGCAAAAATACTTGCGCGTAAATTTCCTGCGAAGACGCAAGCGGTTATGGAAATTGCTACTAAATGTGCAAATATTCGAATTATGGCCGGTCATCATTATCCGAGCGACCGTGATTTTGGGTGGTGGGTGGTTGATAGATATTTAACGGATGACTAGATAGATTGACTCTGTATTATTATTTTCGTTGTGATGGCGGCGGCCTCTTTTTTACCAGGTCGGTCATCAATTTTTCATAATCTACCATTTGTTTTTCGATATCGCTATATCCAGGACGCTGTGTTACGCAAATTGGTGTGATAAGATACCAATGGTCGGCGCGTTGAAGGCGTTTCCAATACATATCGCAAGCAAATTCGGGTTTATTTTCGGGGTTGGCTTCCAGCTTTGAAACACCATCTTCGAAATTACGCAATAGAGTATCATAATAACGACTACATACAAGATAACATGTCGCGACCTGACAATTCGCAACCCGAAAACAATCAGGCGCTTCTATTTTAAATGGCGGAAAATTGTTGCCGGAGAATAAAACAACATCCCAATCATCACGAAACCGCGAGAGAAATGAATTCACCTGATGCACCAGTATTTCAGGATGAATAAGATACGCATCATCTTCGAATATAAGAACATGGTCCCATCCATTATTCTTTGCGATACGAATACACTCGATATGACTTTTAGAACAACCTATCGCACCATCTTCGTGTCGTACTGCAGAAAATCTCGAAACGGGATAAAATGAAAAATCGCTGGGATATCGCGTATGAAGCTCTTCGATTTGAGTTTCAAATAACACACGGCGATCAACCCGTGAATCTAGATTGATGTAAATCGCGTTTTTAATATCGGAAAACCGCCGAAGCATAATGGAATGGAATGTAATGGAATGTAATGGAATGTAATGGAATGTAATGGAATGTAATGGAATGTAATGGAATGTAATGGAATCAATATAATAAATGTATAATAGTAATATTTATACTTATTTTCATGGTATCTATAATAAATAAACTTAAAACACAAATCATAGATAATATACAAAATGATTACGATAACGATTATGGGTGGGTTGGGAAACCAACTGTTCGAAATATTTACAGCCATCGCGGCTGCACTTCGTAATAATGATACATTCTTTTTCATGGAACATAAAACATTATGGGCTCAGCCGGGGTATACAAGATATACATTTTGGAATACAATATTCCGAGGACTTCAGAAATATTTAACACCGTCTAATGAGGCCACTGAAAGGATGTTCGATTCTCTCGAGAGATGGAACGAACAGGAGTTTGTATTCAGACCGATTCCAACTGATACTGTGACATACGCAAAACCGCTTCGTCTGCATGGACATTTTCAGAATGAGAAATACTTCGTTGATAAATATAAAGATGTATGTGAAATGATCCAACTTACAGAACAACAAACGCAGATAAAAGAAACATACGGAAGTGATGCATGGAGTGGTGATTATCTAGGCAGCCCTGCGAAAAAACGTATATTGGTCGGCACCCATTTTCGTATCGGCGACTATGTATTAAATTTACATATACATCCGGTAATGTCGGTTGAATATTATTATCGAGCGATGTCGCATGTTATATCAACATCTTCGACATCTAGAACTGAAGCGTATTCATTCCTTGTATTTTATGAAGCATTTAATAAAGCGATTGTTGAAAAAAATGTCGCCGAATTGAAACATAGATGTGCAACAGATATAAACAGTCCCGCTTATGATCGCGATATCGAGTTTTATCTCGTTCATGATACAATTGCAGACTGGCAGCAACTTTTACTTATGAGTGTTTGTGACCATAATATTATCGCGAATAGTACATTTAGCTGGTGGGGGGCATATTTTAATTCTAATCCAGATAAGATAGTTTGCTATCCCAATATCTGGTTTGGTCCTGGTCTTGCAGATCATGACAAATGCGATATATGTCCAAAGTCGTGGAAAGAGATAGAAGCAACCACGATTACATCATTCTAATGGGTATATCACAATAATGAACTTAAAAATGAAGACATTCTATAGACTATAGCGAATACATGATTACGATCACGATTATGGGTGGTTTGGGTAACCAACTGTTTCAAGTATTTACGGTCATAGCGGCCGCGATTCGAAATAATGACGCATTTTTTTTTATGAATTACGAGAGATTGCCGGGAAATCCGGGACATCCAAGATATACACACTGGACTACAATATTTCGCGGATTGGGTCAATATCTTACACCATCGAATCATGTTACTGATAAAATGTTTCAGAGATTGCATCGATGGGATGAAATCGGGTTTCAATATACTCCTGTTCCAACCGATACGGTGAAATATACGAAACCTCTTCGTCTTCACGGTTATTTTCAAAGCGAGAAATATTTCGCAGATAAATACGAGCGTATTTGCGAAATGATGCAAATCTCACAACAACAAACCGAGATAAAGCAATTGTACGGAAATGAATCGTGGAGCAAAGATTACACCGGGATATCGAAAAAGTCTCGAACATTGGTAAGTATGCACTTTCGTATTGGAGACTCGGTATTGAATTTACATATCCATCCGGTAATGTCGGTTGAATATTATTATCGTGCGATGTGTAAGATTATCGAGTCATCTTCGGACGCCTCGGCATTTACCTTCCTAGTGTTTTACGAGCCATGTGATAAAAACATCGTATTGAAACATGTTGCGGCGTTAAAGCATCGAATCGCAACAGACATAAATAGTCCGGCTTACGGGCGCGATATCGAGTTTCATTTCGTTCGTGATACAATTGCGGATTGGCAGCAGATGCTTTTAATGAGTGTATGCGACCATAATATCATCGCCAATAGTACATTCAGTTGGTGGGGTGCGTATTTCAACACGAATCCGCAGAAGGTCGTTTGCTATCCAAGTATTTGGTTTGGCCCAGGTGTTTCACATGATACGCGGGATTTGTGCCCAGAGTCGTGGGTGAAAATATAAGCGATGGTGATGACGAATAACGGAATGAGTGTATGCATCTACGGCGTAGCAATAAACACCCAATCAAATTCCAGACAAATCTGTTTCCATATCTGGTCTTGTTCTATCCGCTTCTCTCGATCTTTCAACATCGGAAAGAACGGCAGGAACTCGTGTCGGCCAAGAAGTTCGCACAACTTATAAACGGTATAATAATAATTCAGGAAATTCACCCGGTCATCGGGGCAGAACTTTGCATACGGACCTTGGATTTCCATGAAGAGATTACACAACCGCTCTTCCAAATCCGGAGTCATTACCGGCGGTTTAATCCCCAACTTATCTTTAATAAATGGAATGTGTTCATAGTATTTATTAAATCCCAGTTTCTTCATGATTTCTTTCGCTTTCTTATCGGTGAATTGAGAGATTTCAATCCGCTCTTTCTTGATTTGCTGTTTAATACTTTCAAGCACATGGTCAGGTATCGACGTGGTTTCCTTCGCCTGAAACTGCGCAAGGATTTCGCGGAAATGGTTGATGCGTTTATATGCGTAAAAACACGCTTCTTTAGGCGGTTCCTTGTAAGAAGGCTTCTCATTATCAATAAGAAATACGACTTGTTTAGAGCATTTATTGCATACCATAATACCTTCACTTTCGATCGGGATCATCTCGCCTTGATGACAGAATTGACATATATCTGTCGAGTAGACATATTTAGAAACATCCATGTAATTTTGGTCTATACTTGCGAGATATTTTTCGACATTATTGTGTTGGTTTTTGAATAGTTCTTCTGTTTTTTTGGCTTCTGGAAGATTGAAGAATGCATTTAGAGATTTTGTTTTCATAGAGCCGCCATTTGTGATTGTCTTCTTCGTTTCAAAATACTCAAAAATGTACTCGCTATTGTGCAGATAATAATTTTTGTAATCTTGTTGATATTTTTTAATTGCAGCGGTTATTTCTTTGATACGGTCGCGAATTTCAAGACATTCTTCAAGAGTGGATTTATATTTAGCGGTTTCGCCGCCGTTGTTATCGTCTGCGTTGGATCCTGCTTCGTGCCCACTCTTAATAACACGCAACCGTTCTTTTAGGGAGTTTCTTTCATTCTCAAGATCTGGAATAATTGTATCTTGAATATATTGAAACTCCGTCTGTAATTCTTTGTGCTTACTATCAAGCGTTGTAATACTTCGCTCGTCAAGAATAATCTTTTTGGGCGGTTTATACTTAAATAATGACATAGTCGCGTCACTCTACCACCGCCGTATATAAGAAGTTTAGCAATTTTTGTTTAATTTCTATTTATGCGGAATATATGTCAAATTCCGCGATTTTTTTTCTTTTTCAATAGTATAACAAGCATTTTACAATGGGTGGAGGACTTATGCAACTTGTCGCCTATGGCGCTCAAGACGTTTACCTGACTGGTAACCCCCAGATTACTTTCTGGAAGGTTAGCTACAAGCGTCACACTAACTTCGCCATGGAGTCTATCGAGCAGACTTTTAATGGCCAGGCCGACTTCGGTCGCCGCGTTACCTGCACCATCTCTCGTAATGGTGATTTGGCTTACCGCACTTACCTTCAGGTTACTCTCCCCGAGATCAGCCAGTCCCTTAAGAACACTTCTGGTGCTACCGGTGTTTATGCCCGTTGGCTCGACTTCCCCGGTGAGCAACTCATCTCTCAGGTTGAGGTTGAGATCGGTGGCCAGCGCATCGACCGCCAGTACGGCGACTGGATGCACATCTGGAACCAGCTTACCATGTCTACCGAGCAGCAGCGCGGTTACTTCAAGATGATCGGCAACACCACCCAGCTGACTTTCATCACCGACCCCTCCTTCAACGATATCGACGGTCCTTGCGACGCCAACGCTCCTCGTCAGGTTTGCGCTCCCCGTAACGCTCTCCCCGAGACCACCCTCTATGTCCCCCTTCAGTTCTGGTTCTGCCGCAACCCCGGTCTGGCCCTCCCCCTCATCGCTCTTCAATACCACGAGGTCAAGATCAACCTTGACATCCGTCCCATCGAGGAGTGCTTGTGGGCCATGTCCAGCCTGAACAACGCTGCCAGCACCGCCGTCAAGGTCACCTCCGCCTACAACCAGTCCCTCGTCGCCGCTTCCCTCTACGTCGACTACGTCTTCCTCGACACCGATGAGCGCAGGCGTATGGCTCAGAACCCTCATGAGTACCTCATCGAGCAGCTTCAGTTCACCGGTGATGAGTCCGTCGGTTCCTCCTCCAACAAGATCAAGCTCAACTTTAACCACCCTGTTAAGGAGCTTATCTGGGTTGTCCAGCCCGACAAGAACGTCGACTACTGCTCTTCTCTCGAGTCTGGCTCTGTTCTTAACCGCCTCCTCGGCGCTCAGCCCTTCAACTACACCGACGCGGTTGATGCCCTCCCCAACGCTATCATGGCTTTCGGCTCTCACGACGCTGTCGCCGAGACCACCGGCTCTTACATCAGCGCTTCCGGCCTCTTCACCGACGCTGGCGCTCAGGATGTCTACACCACCCAGACTTCTTGGTGGCAGCTTGGTACCGACCAGGCCGCCGGTGCCAACTACAACTTGCCTAACTTTGGACCTGGAAAGAACTCTGGTGTCTCTGATGCTGGCACTTTCGTCCTCACCGAGACTTCTCTCGACATGCACTGCTGGGGTGAGAACCCCGTCGTGACTGCTAAGCTCCAGCTTAACGGCCAGGACCGCTTCTCCGAGCGCGAGGGTACCTACTTTGATCTCGTTCAGCCTTACCAGCACCACACTCGTGCCCCCGACACCGGAATCAACCTGTATTCCTTTGCTCTGAGGCCCGAGGAGCACCAGCCTTCCGGCTCTTGCAACTTCTCTCGTATTGATAACGCTACCCTGCAGCTTGTTCTCTCCAACGCCACCGTTGAGGGCACCAACACTGCCAAGGTTCGCGTGTATGCCGTGAATTACAACGTTCTTCGTGTGATGTCAGGTATGGGAGGCCTTAACTATATAGTTACAGTAATGTGGATGTTATTACTAGTTGCTATTAATCAGGGCAGAAAAACAGCTTGCCGTAGCCAATTGAGCTCTAGCTACGGAAAAACAATTGCGTCCTCAGTATCATCTTTATTGATGATATAACCAGACCAGCTGTTAGTGATTCTGACGACGATAAGTCAGAGTTGCGACACCTCTTCTATTGTTCGGGGAACCCCTTAGAGCCTTATCTATCAAGCTGATATCCGAAAGGAATGAGTGGCCAAGAAAAAAAACTTGGGTATGGTAATAATGATAAGGATTGGGCAATCCGCAGGGTATCGACCTAAAGACGCTATGCTAGTCTATGGTCGACCATCAGAGACCGCACCGGGGTGGGTTGTCAGTGAAGGTTTAAGCAGCCGGAGACAGCCTAAGATTCAGTCCAGCCTGTAGGGAAACTTATGGGATAAAATGTGCTTACAGCAATTAGTACAACTACATAGTTACAATTCTATTTTATGTTTATCGCAAGATAAATATAAAAAATTAGTCTATTCGTATTACTTCCATATCATAATCACTCACATTCACTCACATTCACTCACATTCAATCACAATCATAAAACAACTCCACGATTTCGACCGTCTTCTCCGTCGCATTTTCTGGGTTCGTCCAATATTCCACTTGTTCGTGCAACCTCTCTAGGCGCGATTCCCATTCTTTTTCTTTTGATTTCTTGACTACACACAATCCAAGTTTATTCACACCCCAACATGAACTGACATTTTCACCATTCGCATTCGTATGCTCGTCGGGATTAAACCGAATCATTATCAAAGGACGATGACTAACATCTTGAGATAACTGCATTATTCGTTTATTTTCGCAAGAGCAGTCGTAGTCAACGTGTTGGTTTTCGTCAATTTCTAATATAATCACCTGGTATCCCAGGTCAAGTGTGAGGTCAGGGCGACGATGCGAACAACCATCCGTTATCGTTTTATCCGCAATCCAACTGAAATTCGGGAAATGCGATGTGATGTATTCAACCACGCAACGTTCTTTAGTTTTGTAGTTCCGAGAGACCGGTTTGTCAGGATGAGTGTGAATGAAACAGTTCAAACAGTAACCGTCATACTTATTTTTAACATTTGTATTACACCATTCGTTTTTACATGTTTTGCTAATAATATCAATCATTCCATCTTTTTTGTGTTTAGAACAAAAGAGCGGTTTCGTCTCTCCATAATTATTATAATAAGGACGTATGGTGCATCTAATATTATTTACATCAATGTGAATACACCTAGGATTCTTCAAATCAATCATACCGATTATCTTATGGTCTAAGCAGTATATCGGTTTTTTTTCATCTGAAAAGTTGTAACAGGGCTGTTTAATACAGTCATTTTCTTTACATTTTCTACTAATTACATCTATCATGTGTTCTGTCCTATGAACAGAACAGAACATGGCTGGTTCTTCCTTTTTGTTAAATAATGCTCTTTTATCACATCCGTCGTGAATACATCTTGTTACGTTTATATCAATCATATCAACCGATTTGTGAGCAAAGCAATACCTACCATTTGTAGAACCAGCTATATTAAAATTTGCTATAGTTTCACAATCTTCGTAATTACATAAATCATATTTACTATTTCTAACCATCCCTATTAGTTTATGGGAATTACACCGGCTGTCTTTGTCATCAAACTTAAATTTATACCTTGATGGTTCTTGACACCTCACCCCCTCCTCATCCACAAAAGCACACTTTTTCGGCATATTTTCACCCTACTTATAAATCCACCCCACCTAATTTAATTTCAATTTTTAACCCCTAAAAAAATTGAAATAGTTTATTCAGTTCCAACCTAATCCATACACAGCTTCACATTCGTTTCGCTATTTCGTTCGGCTTCACCATGCTCCAATTCCAATCACAACACGACTATATCACCCACAAATACGGATCCACCCCCGCCGCCCCCGACTCCGTCGCAACCGCCATCACCTTCAAACCCGGCCACACAAAATCACTAGGACGCACCGCCAATCAAATGAAAAATCCACTCTGGGAAATCACAAACCCCCAGACAGGCGAAGTCGCAATGGTCATCATGTACTGCGAACCAAACGAATACTGCGAATTGTGCCCCACGAGCTACCAAAAAATACTGGACTACGAGGCAACGCATAACAACGGTGAGAAAACCACCTGGTATAAAACAACGAACGGGTATATTTCGTGCCACAATAACGTGTGTATCCATCAAGTCATTATGAACACGTGGGGAAATGGAAAGGGAACAAGCGTCGTAAGCGTCGATCATATTGACCGAAACCCTCTGAACAACCGATACGACAATTTACGCGTCGCTACGATGCAAGAACAACAAAAGAACAGCAAAGGAACCGCGGATGACGGAAGCAAGCGCGAGAGAAAACATAGTGCGCGCGCACTACCTGACGGTATCACACAAGATATGATGCGCAAATACGTTGTGTATTACTTTGAATACTTAGATAAAGAGCACACACGGTCGAGAGAATTCTTCAAGGTTGAAAAGCACCCCAAACTTGAAAAACCGTGGATGTCAAGCAAATCCGAAAAAGTATCGCTTCTAGATAAATTAAAATCAGCGAATGATGTCGTCAGCAATTTGGAAAAAGGAATCTTCCCTGAGGATACTGCACCAGCGGCGGTCTTGCCTAAGTATTTCTCCCTCGTCGTTGTGCGCGAGAAACCGCACATGGTATATGAGAGAAGACGCGAAAGCGGAGCCCGTGAAGGATTGCGTATGGTATTGCCTGCAAATTATGTATTAGATGATGAAATCGTGAAAATGAAGCAGAAAGTAGAAGCAAAATACGGGGCTGCGGCGATGGATTGAATCCCCTACACCCCCTTCACCAATCCAAACCCATAAACCTTCCAGAGAACGACCGACACGACACTTCCGACGATGAAACCGTTGCCGACAGCCTCCAAAGTCTTTCCAAATAAGAAATAGGCAATCGCGGGAAATAATATGTAGGTCAGCACTGCGTAAAACGCCATAACGCCGGTGTATTTTGTTACGTTAAAGTTGAGATTCATTTTTGATTGGGGTTATATACTAACGGAAGAATATTTAATTATTCGCATAATATTTATAAATTCCTCCTATTATCCAAGCACTATTTATCACAATAGATTGATATTGTTTTGACTTAATACAAACAATTAGTAACCCAGTTGCACCGAGTGTATTCAATATAAAATCTAGGTCTCTTTCAAGACTCATGACATATGGACACAATACTAATATACTTCCCGTCCATCCAAGGCCTTCCAAAATAAATTTTGTAAGCTTATTTTCAGAGCTTACTGTAGAAACCGGAATAGATTCCTGAATAGGTTCAGATTCCTGAATAGGAATTATTTTATTTAATGCGTAGTTGTTAGACATATTATATCTTGGTTCGTATTTTTATTTTCAATCTTCAACGGTGAAAATAAAAATGTTTTTACTTAAGGAAACGCCGCTCTAAACGTAAAATACAATACCAGTATTGTGCTTACGATTGTAGTCATCGAAATATATTTCACATAAGTTTCGTCTTGTAAAAAGAACCGAATGCTTAATAACCCAAATGGACTAAGTATAATCGCCATAACGGCGTAAAAGGACAAAACCAAATAACCACGCGGATTCACGGTCGTACTGGGAGAGCTACCCCGAATAAGGTCATACACAAATGGAGCCAGCATCCAGTATAACAGCACGAAACTTGCCATGAACGAAAGCAAGTACTCGACATATACCGTCGAAATATCAATATGCGGAATCGCTGCAATCGGGTGGTTCAATTGAATCATCATTACTATAATAAGAAGAACACCCGCTAGTAAAGATGGAATAACTTGAAATACATTCGTCCAGTTTGTTTTTATCATTATAAAAAATACAATATACGTATTGGTTATATTTTATTTACATTATATACGGCAGTAAATACTCCTGTATTTTTTCATAACGGGTCTTCGTCTTCGTTGTTTCTCCTCCGACTTTCGCCGCCGCTCCCGATGCTGTTGTCGGTGGCGGAACGCAGCACCCGCAATGGTCTTCGTTGGCTTGGTCTATTTTGATCCGAATAATCTTTGGGTCGTATTGAATTCCCCAGCGACCCAATACGACCGACGACACCGATGCCGATGTACGAGAGACAAATCCTTTGATAAATGATAACAACATCGCGTCAATAATACAGATACGAATAATCACGAAAAGCGATTCAATTTTATACGGCGTGTCCCACGCACCGCAGTTTTCCATCCCTTACGACCATACTTACAATGCTGCTTCTGAGAGAATCCGCGCGGGTGTCGGCAGTTGATACTGCGTTTGTATTTCATAGACCAACGATGTGACGATGATGACGATGGCATAGTATATAATAAATGAATACAATATTATTCATAATTCTCTCAAAAGCCCCTCAATACTATCTAGGTCCGTCAAAAATCGCGGATACCGTGTATTAAATTCGCGCA